TGGAGCGCTTGGAGAAGATTATGAACCAGTAAAGACCGGCGCCCTTCGCCGCGAAGAAGGCGACATGCTTATTGACCAGCGTGTGATGGATGGTTTTGGTGTGAAGTTTTATGGCAATATGATGTGCCTCACTTATCACTCTGAAATTCAGCTTAAAGAGGTTTATGGTCCTGGTTTTGAGAGTGACATTGACCAGCGCATGACTGACATCTCCAAGTGGCTTAAGAAAGAATACAAACGTATTACTGGCGACTCTGTGACTCTTACTGTTGAAGGGGAGGTTGACATTCGTGCCGAAAACTCATCCCGCGTACGCTCTTGGGTGACTGCGAAGAAGCACTTTAAGGTCGGCGGACTTGACGAGGCGATGAATGACGATAACTCTGGCAACAATGCGCCCGTTGAAAAGAGTTGGGAAACCTTCCTAGGCCAAGGCGGCTGGAACGGTACTGGCGGAAAGCGCCCTGATAATGACAGCCGCAAGAAGGATAAGGGCCCACAATCATAACAAACATAATGATGCATGAGTTTTCAACTAGACAAAAAACAAAAAGTAAAAGAGATATTAAAGTGCGGTAAGGATCCCGCTTATTTCTTAAAGACATACGCCCGTATATCCCATCCGATGCACGGGCTTATTTTATTTGATACCTATGATTTCCAAGATAGCCTGTTACAAGATTTTAATGATTATCGTTTTAATGTTATTTTAAAAGGGCGACAGCTTGGTATATCAACCGTTACCGCTGGTTATATCGTGTGGCTTATGTTGTTCCACCGCGATAAATCGATTCTTGTCATGGCGACCAAGTTTGCGACCGCAGGAAACCTTGTAAAGAAAGTAAAAGGTGTCATGCGCCACCTTCCCGATTGGTTGAGAATCTCGACTATTGATGTAGATAACCGTACATCCTTTGAGCTTTCCAATGGGTCAACTATCAAAGCTGCCTCAACCTCCGGCGATGCTGGTCGTTCGGAAGCTCTGTCACTTTTAGTGCTCGACGAGGCTGCTCACATTGAAGGGCTCGAAGAATTATGGACAGGTCTTTACCCAACGCTATCAACGGGTGGTCGATGCATCGCACTGTCGACTCCCAATGGTGTCGGAAACTGGTTTCATAAAACATGCACAGGCGCCGAAGCTAGCACCAACAATTTTCACTTAACTACACTCCCTTGGGATGTACACCCCGATCGCGATCACGAATGGTACAAGAAAGAAACTAGAAACATGTCCAAGAGACAGATCGCACAGGAGTTGGAATGCAGTTTCAATACTTCTGGCGAAACTGTTATCGACCCAGATGACATGGAATGGTTGCTGTCAAACGTACGCGAGCCCAAGTACCGCACTGGCTTTGACCGTAACTTCTGGATTTGGGAAGAATTTGATCCGTCATGCAACTACCTCATATCTGTTGATGTGTCGAGAGGTGATGGCGCCGATTTCTCAACATTTCACATTATTAAATTAGAGACTCTAGAAATCATCGGAGAATATCAGGGCAAGCTTACTCCCGATTTGTTTGCAACGATGTTAAATCAAGTTGGTCGAGAATTCGGAAATGCCATGATGGTGGTAGAGAACAATAATATCGGCTACACTGTTTTAGACAAACTAACAGAATATGCATATCCTAATATTTACTATTCTATTAAGTCAACTCACGAGTATGTGGAGCAACACATCGCAGAACATACAACATCTGCAATTGCTGGATTTACAACTTCTATGAAAACGCGCCCTTTGATTGTCGCGAAATTAGAGGAGTTTATAAGAAATAAACTAATTAAGGTATATTCATCGCGTACCGTGAATGAATTTAAGACGTTTATTTGGAGGGCCGGCAAGCCCCAAGCAATGAAAAGCTATAATGATGATTTAATCATGGCTTTAGCAATTGCTTGTTGGGTAAGAGATACGGCTATTCAGACAAACGCTCGCAATTTAAATTATCAAAAGGCCTTCGTTGATGCAATTTACACGGTTAAAACTACTATGAACACACAGATAAAAGGCCAAGATGGCTACAAACCCAATAATACAACTGATATAATGTCTGAAGCAAAGTCTTATTGGGACGAATATAAGTGGATTATAAAGTGAGGAATATAAACTAAATGGCACAACGAAATAGAAATCAAGGAAACAACCCGGCAAATAGGGATAATAATCTATTCAAGGCTCTTACGCGGTTGTTCTCTGGTCCGATTGTCAACTACCGTTCGCAGACCGGTAGACGCATACGCCGCCAGCATTTGGATAAGTTCTCCTCGCGCTTTAAAACTGCATCAGGGCAACAGTTCAAAAAGGCTCAATATAACCCGCTTGATACGATTGCATCAAACGCTATACAGAACCAGCGACGATCCGAACGCTATGTGGATTTCGATCAGATGGAATACATGCCAGAGATCGCCTCTACAATGGATATCTACGCAGACGAGATGACAACTTATTCAGAGTTGCGTCCGATGCTTAATGTAAAGTCTGGCAATGAAGAAATCAAGGCAGTCTTAACGACACTTTATGAGCAAATTCTTAATGTTCAGTATAACCTGTTCGGCTGGTCTCGTACGATGTGCAAATACGGTGACTTCTTTTTGTTTCTCGATATTGATGATAGCTTTGGCGTGAAGTCGGTCATCGCTCTCCCACCAATGGAAGTTGAAAGACTTGAAGGGCAAGACTCTACTAATCCCAATTACGTCCAATACCAGTGGAACTCTGCCGGTATGACTTTTGAAAATTGGCAGGTTGCACATTTCCGTATCCTTGGTAACGATAAATATGCCCCATATGGAACCTCCATTCTTGAACCTTCCCGTCGTATCTGGCGCCAGCTAACCCTGATGGAAGATGCTATGATGGCATATCGTGTTATCCGCTCGTCGGAACGACGCGTTTTTAAGATTGATGTCGGCGCAGTGCCGCCAAACGAGGTTGAGCAATTCATGCAAAAGACTGTATCGCAACTTAAGCGACATTCTGTTGTTGATGCCAAAACTGGACGCATTGACCTTCGCTACAATCCTATGTCTGTCGAGGAAGATTACTTTATCCCTGTTCGTGCAGGTTCTGTAACAGATATTCAGAATCTTGCTGGTGGGCAGAACACTACACAAATCGACGATATCAAGTATCTTAGAGATAAACTCTTCTCTGCTCTTAAGATTCCTCAATCTTATCTGGCGATGGGAGAAGGCGCCGCGGAAGATAAAGCCACATTGGCCCAAAAGGACATTCGTTTTGCGAGAACAGTACAGAGGCTACAGCGAGTTATTATTTCCGAGCTAGAAAAGATTGGCATCATTCATCTTTATACTCTTGGTTTCCGCGGAGATGACCTTCTGGGCTTCTCCTTATCTCTTAACAACCCATCGAAGATCGCAGAACTTCAAGAACTTGAGCATTGGAAGCAAAAGTTTGACATCGCCGGATCTGCAACAGAAGGCTATTTCTCGCGACGTTGGGTTGCCGAGCACATCTTTAATATGTCCAACGAAGAGTTCGTACGCAACCAACGCGAAATGTACTATGACCGTACTCATGATGCAGAGCTTCAGCAAGTGGCGGAAGCGGCTGCAGCAGCAGGAGGCGGCGGACTCGGTGGAGATCTCGGCGGTGACCTTGGTGGCGACCTTGGTGGCGACCTTGGCGGAGATCTTGGCGGCGACCTAGGCGGTGACCTTGGTGGTGGACCTGAAGAAATACCCGCCGGCGATGCGGCAGCAGGCGATGCCGCGGCAGAATCGGCCCTATTGGCGGTACCGCCAGGCTCCCGCGACGTTCGTACTTATAAAGGCGGAGCCACATATCGCCCTGTCAAGACGGACAAACGTCCAGCCGGCGCAAGACGGCGCTCTATAGCCGCAGCCGGCTCTAAAGAAAAGAGTAGTTCAACACACCGAAACACTTTTCCAGGCATGACAGATATCAACACTCTAACAGGAATGCATGGTTTAGCAAGTCTTTATGAGCAAGATCAATCTATTTATAAGTTGAAAGAGAAATCAGAAGAGGATAAATTATTTGAACTCAATGATTCTATTCGATCTTTGATCGAGGGTCTTGAAGAAAAAGAAATATTAACGGAGCAACAAGATGAAGATAAAACACAACAAAAAGCGTAATACAGCATTCGTGTTTGAAGCACTTATACGCGAAGCGACAGTGGCAATTATAAAAGAGAACCCTGGCACTAAAGAAAAAGTTGTTTCAATTATTAAAAAGCATTTTGTTCCCGGCTCTGTACTATACAGAGATCTCCAAAACTATCGGTCTCTGTATGAGAACCAAAGCCTCCCAAGGGACATAGCGGAGAAGATCGTAAAAGAAGCAAAACTCGCTAGCCGTTTGTTAGATACGGAAGGCTTGTTTTTAAGCCAAAGTGATCTTATCGCGGATGTTAACAAAGAATTAACGCCAGAAGTCTTTAATAATTTCGTTCCCAATTATAAAACTTTAGCATCTATCGCACAAATGTTCTCCGATAAACCATCACCCAAAAGCACAGTTATTCTTGAAAATAATATTATCGAAAACATGACACTATCAGAGACCAAGCAAGAAACGATGGAGCCTATCGACAATTTGATTATGACCTCCTTTGTTAAGAGGTTCAATGAGAAATATAAGGATGAGTTATTAGAGAATCAGAAGGCTCTCTTGAACCACTACATCACTTCCTTTGCCGATAACGGAATACAGCTTAAGACGTTTTTAAATACAGAAATTACTTCTTTGAAAGAAGCCCTTGTCTCGTCTCTGGAAGGTGAAGACTTTGCTGGTGACGAAGGATTGACGTCAAAGACAAAGCAGGTGATTGAAAAACTAGACGGCTATCGCGCCCGCGGCATAGAAGAAAATGTCATATTTTCTATATTAAAGACTCAAGCGCTCGTAAAGGAAATTAATAACAATGGCGATTAAGATCACAATTAAGAAAGGAGAGAAGTCTTCAATAGTCACACTGGAGATGAATGTCCGTAAAGCTCTTAATGGAGATCTAATGATTTTCGATCATGGAGATATCGATATAGTTCTATCTCCTACTACGAACAAGATTCTTGCTTTTCCAAAAGAATCTTTAAACGATTTAGTATATGGAGCCCAAAACAGATTGTTTACGTATCTATATAAGCGCGGTGTCGTCTTACCGGAATCTATTCAGACGGGCGCATTCTTCGGCGCATTGGTGGCGGATTTGCAGACCCCCTTTAAAGAGGGGATCGAGTCTGCTCAATTGGCGCTCGTAAACATTTCTAGTTTTATTGATGAAGAGCGCCCATACTTTGAGGCTACCGAAGCAATCATTGCAATGGACGATGAAGCGTTAACTCACCCAGACAAGACAGACTCCACGGAGCTTGGAGAAGTGCCTCAACGCGATGAGCAAGGATCTATCCGCCCTGGATTTATAAGAAGCCCATATGCGCTAAATTATCTATATACAGTTTAGGAGATACACATGTCTGAAATGAAATTGATAATGGAGAGTTGGGAAAACTTCGTAACCGAAACCGCGGCAGAAGAAGAAGCCGCTCAAGGAACGACGTGGCTCGGCTTAAAAAATTCTATTGAAGCTGCCAAAGAAATGGCTGCCGGCGAAGTAACGGCAGAGCGCAAAAAAGAATTACTGAAGATATTAGGTGGTGTGGGGTTCGCCCTCGCGGCCACTCTTGCTACCGGACCATTGGCAGCTGCCGTCGCAGTCGTCGGCACCACCGCGACAGTCGGAGGAACCGTAGCCAAAATGTTCCGGTTGTATGCCCAACAGCCCGATGTGGAAACCAAAGATAATCCGATACTAGCTTTATTTAATCTGGATGATGGCTTTGAAGAACTCATTGATGATAAACTTGAAGATGCATTTATTACAAATATAATGCCAAAGATAGAACAAATGGCTCAAGCCGCCCCTGATGAGCCTATAGAAGATATGGATAAGGCAGTTAACCTATGGCTGTCTGAACAAGACTTGGGCGGCTCCACTGGCAACATCGCCGCAAAGACCAACGCAGGATAATAATGGAACTATTAACATTTATATTGGCAGCCTATGGGCTCACACAAATCTTGGTCTTCAGCGAGCACCCTGTTCTTAAAAAATTAAGACCAGCGAAAGATTCACTTAGAGGATATGGAAAGTTATTTAATTGCCCAATGTGCATGGGGTATCATGTTGGTTGGTTTTTGATGTTGCTTTCTCCATACACCGAACTATTTAATTTTGACGTTAGTGTTGCTAACTTCTTCATTCTCGGTTGGTTATCTTCTGGAACATCTTATGTTTTGAATATGATCTTTGGAGACACAGGAATACAACACTCACCTAAAATGGAGATTTCAAATGAACGACACGTGGACTAGAAA